GATTTTGAGTTATCAATAACTTTCATTTTTTCAAAATCTATGTTTTGAACATTTGTAATTAAAATTGTTGAAGTCATAATTCGTGGTATAAGTGCCATCGCATAACAAGTGATATGTGCGATTTTCGGCATTTGTGATTATTGATTTATTTTTTTGTACTTGGTATTATAATTTTGTGGCTGAAAGATTGGTGATTCCTACTCCGAAAATCCGCACATATCACTGAATCGTCAATTCAAATTAAATATTTTCTTTTTCAAATCTTCTAACATTTGTTTTACTTGTTCGGCTGAGTAGTACTGCCCTTCTTCAAGTTTTTGTATGAGTAGGTCTATTTCTTGCATGGTTCAAAAATTTTATATTTAATAATCCAACAACCAACAGAATTACTACATTTTGTTATGTGTTGTTTTTTATGCCAAAACAACGTCATTACTTGATTTAAACTATCAAAGTTACATACTTCAATAACGGCAGGATGTTTACAGTCCTCAACTTTTTTTATTACAAAATTTGCTTTCATCTTGCTATCGGTTTAGTAAGTTCTCTTAAATCCTTTGCGTTAAGTCCTATCCTTGCGTTTGGTGGTCGTACATTCACGCATTCAATGTCGTTGATCTCTTTTCTGATTGCTAACATCACTTTATAATACTTTTCAATTCTGATATTCGATGTTTGCGTGTAGAAATATTTTTCGTTTGCCGAAATAAGCTTTTCGCGTCTATTTCTTAGGGTCGCTAGTCGGGTCATTACTTTTGCTCTTTTTTAAGTTCTTGTTCGTATTCCTCACTACGTTCTTTTGCGAATTTCCTAACATCTTTGATTACTTTAGGATGGCAACGAACCGTATAAGCTTCATTTGTTTTCTTTTTTCTTCCTGCGTTTCTTTCGTTGTTTTTCATAGGTTTCTGCCTTTAATTATTATAGCTTCTTTTATTTTGTAATTTCTCCAGTCTAAACAGATTGGATAACCTTTTTGTTCTTCGGGATTGTCGTAGTCTTTATGATATATTTTTCTAATTTCGAGCATCCACATAAAGTACTTTACTTCTTGGATTAGGTATTTAGTTTTATGGCTTTGCTCTTTCTTGTTGATTAAATTCCACCATAATTTTTTATATCTTAAATACCATTTTTGGTAATAATCGTAATCTTCTTTCATAATGTGAGTTTTTTAAGAGAGCCTAATTAAAGACTCTCATTATAATAATCTGCGAAGTCAGACGCTTTGTCTAAATTCATAGATTTAAAGATCACTTCTGTATCTAAATCTTTAGAAGTGATACTTATCATATCTTGCTCATCAACAACGTAAGCAGAAGAACCATCGAAAATAACATAATGTAAACTCATAACAGAAAATGTTAAGGAAACCGCTTCATTGCTTATTCCTGAGTACAAATATAACACTGTTTTTTAAATAACAACTCTTTATTTTAATATTTAACTCTTTTTATTCCTAATTTAGAATGATTATAAAAAAACCCACTCTTTCGAATGGGTTAAATTTCTAAATCGAATGTTTTAATTAATAATTGTAATGCTGGGTTGGATCAGAAAGGTAAATCATCTGGTTCGTCTTCGTTTAATTGTGGTGAAGGCGCAAACGCTTCTTTACTCGGCATTGGTGGTGTTTGTGTGGGCGTCTGTGCGTCCCTTTCAATTCTCCACCCCTCCAATCCTAAAAAGTATTTTGTTTCACCAGATGGATTTACCCACTCCCTCCCCGTCAGGTTAGTGCTTACTTTGACAGACTCCCCAACTTTATAGCTATTTAACAAATCTGTTTTATCCTGCTTAAATTCGATAGGGATGTGTTGTGGATATTGAGAATCTGTTGTGACAACTATTTCCTGTTTTTTAAATGATGCACTAACTTGTTGTACTGCATTAATTACTCTAATTTTTCCAATTACTTCACTCATTTTATTTTGTTTTTAATTAATAATGTGATATTTGTCTTTATTTTCTTCGTAACATTTTTTAGCATCTTCCGGATTGTCAAAAACTCCTAAATGTTTCTTTTTATAGTTTACCATAATAATTGCGATATATTTTTTTGATCTACTGCAATATGTGTATCCTTTATTATTACTCATATTCATTGCGTTTTGACTCGCAGTAACACTACGTAAATTATCTCTTCTATTGTCGGTTCTTATTTTGTTTTTATGGTCTATACATTTAACCGTTTCTTTATACAAAATATACCAAGCGAATTGATGCCCTAACAATGTGTGTCTTTTTCCTTCATACCATAATGATAATTTAACATATCCATTAGTGGTTTTGTTTGACGCAGTAGTTCCGCTTGGAAGTGTTATCAATCCAGTATCAGCGCAATAAGTAAAACCTTTCTCAACTGCTAATTTTAATTTTTCTATTCTTTCCATAAAAGTAAATTCCCCTTCAATTATACCGCCAAGTGATAAAAGAAAGGGAATTGTTAAGTTCTTAATCTTGGCGGATTTACAGTAAAGATAGTGAAAAAAGCTTAAAATTTTATTTGTGTTATTAATTCATTTTCGATGTATTCCCTAGCTTCTATAACTCTCGCTTTAACCGACTCAATAAAATCTTCATCATATTCAAACTCGTAAACTTTTATCCTTAAATCGTCTGGTATGTGGTCGTAGCTTAATAATTTTTCCGCTTCATCCCATTCTTTAATGTCGGGTTCGTCTTTTTCTTTTTCTTTTGCGATTTGCCAGGACAACCTTTCTATTTGTTCCGCGCTTCCATTTTCTAAACAATAACAAAGACTTGCTTTTTTTAAGCCTGTTAAGTTCATGTAAATTTGAAGCTGTGTATAGTAATCTAAATCAATTTTTGTTACAAAAAAAGGAAACGTAAACGCATCAAACGGTACTTTAGTATCAATTACTCTCTCTATAGTTCTTGCATCATAAGTACCAGTAAAAAAATCATTTTCTAAACGTATTTCGTTCTTTTCTAAATCACAACCGTAATATTTAGAAACTCTATAAATCGCACTCGATTCCATTTCGTTACCGCGTGAAAGATATTTTGATTTAATGTCTTTTTCTTTAGTTTTCAATTGTTCTTCTGTTAAATCGTACTTTTCAAAAATAGCGTCAATAGTTATTTTCTTTTCTTGGATTGCTTTTTTTGCCCCTGCTAAATCTTTCAATTCAACTAACGGTAAAACTTCAATAGTCATAGGTGTACGCTTGTTTTTAGCAGTTGTAACGAGTACACGTGTAGCTTCTGGAATATGCGATACGTGACTAATTCTAATTCCACCTACATCAACGCCAGCCCATTTAACATTATCGTCACGGAATAAAGTCATTCGTTTACCGATAAAGTGCAAACCATCTGCTCCCCACAATTGTACTAAAACCCTACGCATCGATTTACAAGGTTTGAATGGTTTGTTATTATCGCCATAGAAATAAATCGATACCGGTTGTGCTTCATCTGCACCGCCTTTTATATCTCTAATCTTTATTGTTTTTGACCCCGATATTAAATCGTCTGCATTTAATTGGTCAGACTTTGGAATAATTGTTTTTGATAAATCCATAATATTTTTATTTTTGTTCGTTTAAGTGTTCTAAATCTTCGATAACGCTTTTTAAGTTTTCGATTAACGAATTAAGTTCTAAAGTATGATTTTTAAAAATCACAACTTCAATTTCATCTACCTTAATTTCTAAAAAACCACTGCTTGAAAATCTTGTTGTCAGTACCATTTTATTACTTTTTAGAATTAATTAATTTTGTAACCTCAGTTTCTAATTTTTCAGCGTTTGGCATTTCGTATTTAGTTACCAATCTAACCACATCACTCCACTCAATACCTTCTAAATCCTTCAATGTATTAACGTGAATGTAGTTTCGATTACTGCCCTCATATTGCGCCTTATAAACGACAAACTGAATTCTTTTAGGTGTTATTACTGCAATGTTTTTTTGTTCCGAGAATACAACCTCTAAACTCCTAGCTTTTGCGAAGTCAACTACTTCGTCCTTTATTGAGGGGTGTAGCCTAATTGATTTTTGCGTTAATTCTGATTTTGGTTTTGGCATGATGTTATTGTTTACTGGTTAATTGGTCGTAATACAAATCAAATAAATGATTTTGAAAAGCTCTTGTTTCATCGTCAAAACCTGATTTTATATGTTCGTTTTCTTCAATGATTATTTTTGATATAGCGTTAATATCATAACTTTCTAATTTAACTGATAGAATTATTTTTCCATTGTCAGCCATCCCAAGTGTGTTTTTGTCGCAAAAGTTAGCGTAAACAATTATTGGATTTATAAGCCTATGTTTATACCTTGTTTCGTTTAAAACAGCAAGGCTATCAATAACTTTGTCGGTTAGTATTATTGAAGGTGTTATGTCTTCGATATAACTTGCTTCTTCATTTTTTTCAGATAGTCCTAAAATATCTAAATCATTAAATTGTCTAAATAACTGAATCAATAAGTTCTTAGGTAAAATAACTCTCCCGTCTAATTGACTTGGCTTTGCAAACATTACCATTTCAGCAGGAATGAATTTATGATTTTTACAAACATTAAACCAATTATCTGAGAATTTTTGCCACCAAGACCAATCTAATTTATGTTCCATATAACCAGAGTTACCACCTTGCAACGATGTTATTAATGTTTTAA